CGAGATAATTACCTCCTGAAAAAGAAGACTGTAGCGCTCGCCCTCATAGTGGGTACTCATCCTTAGGGAAGTCAGCCATGGGCGATTCTCCAAGTCTTCTATTGAGGAAAAAGTACCGTCAAACTCTTTGACCTCTAAGTGCCTACCTGTTTGCATGCCAAAGCGGAAAGCAAGATTAACGGCTGCCGTCTTGGCTATGGTTAGGGGTTGGGGTTGAAAGCTAAAGTCTATCATCGTTATTATAGGTTATCTTATAAAATCACCCGTGCGGCTCGCACTTGCCTGCGGGTATTACCCGCCTATCCACCTGCAAAGTCGGCTGTAGCTGTAAGGAGAATCTCTCTTACGGCCTGTAGGAGCTGTTGCCTGTCGAAGCCTCTGTCGGCATTCATATAGATATTAAAGTTGTCCATCATCTTACCAATGGTTAGGTTGCGTACCTTGTTTTCACTCTTGCCTTTGTCGCCTCCGACTCCCGTGCTGTTCATAGTTTTTTGGGTAGCTACCCCTCCTACAGTAGGCACGGTAGGTTGGTTTTTCTTCAGATCAAAGCTATCACTCTCCACAAGGGTCACCTCTTGGGGTTTGTCGTCCTTTTGAGTCTTAGCCTTTTCCTCTTCGGAGACCAAATCCATATTCTTACGGAACTCCTCTACACTTCCAGAGGCATTGGCCGCCCACTCCCAACCCGTAAGCTCTGCCACCCAGCCGAGTATCTTCTGCAAAGGTGCCATAATTACATCTATAAGTACCAAACCGATACGCTTAAATCCCGCTAAGATACCTTCTGATTGAAAAGCCTCTACAATACTATCCCAATGCCGCTTAATCATCGTAAAAGCACTGATAAGCATACCTATAGGGCCTAAGAGAAGCAACATAGTAGAGCCAAAGCTATCAAAATAGTTTGTTGCCGTTACCACATAGCCTATAAGTAGTGCAATGGCACTTACCACCAATAGGATAGGGTTCATGTTCATGATAGCATTCAGAATCCCTTGTGCCACAGCCATTCCTTTGGTAGCTACCGAGCAAATGTTTGTCCATAAGGCGGCACGCTTTTGAGCGTTGGTAAGGAAAGAAAATGTATTAATTAATACGCTTCCTATAGGTGCAAGTCCCGTCATCTGCCGAACAATATCACTTAATGCCCCCGCATAGCCGAACATTCCTCCCGTAGCATTAAAAATGGAAATCTTAAAATCCTCTACTTGTCTTGTTAGGCGTTCGTTCTTTTCGGCCATACTTTCCATAATGACCTCCGCCTGTTCTACAGCAGAGTTGGTTCCCTCAATACTTTTGCTCATCGCTTCGGCCTCATCAGCGGTATTGATAAGGGCAATGGCAGCAGCCATATTCTCCTTGCCAAATACCTTGGTCATCAGAGCGGTATCACCTTGTATCTTACGCAGGGTTTTCAATCGCTCGTGCAAAGGCACACTACTATCGGCTAAGTAATCAGTACTGATCCCCGCTTCCCTAAGTCCATCGGCAGCGAGTTTGGAGGTAAAACGGCCCTCCGAAAGAGTAGTCAGTACGTTACGCAAGGCAACTCCCCCTTCGCTTCCTTTCTTACCCGCTTGGTCAAGCAGCTGGATATAGGCATTGGTCTCGGCAAACGATAATCCAGTGGTTTTGGCCACCATACCCACTTGCTCTAATGCCTGCTTGATTTGTGGGAGTTCAGCTGAGCCATTTTGGGCAGCAGCTGACATCACATTCATCATCTCGGTCATTATCTTAGCGGCCTTGATAGGATCCTCCATACTCACCCCGAATTGGTTCAGCGAGGTGTTAAGCACATCAGTAGCTGCTATGGTGTCACCTCCCATTTGCTTGGAGAGGATATTTACATTTTCCCCCATGAGCTTCATCGCCTCGCTATTTTTGGCGATGTCGGGGCTAAGCTGTGAAAGCATCATCTTGTAGGCCTCTACATTATCCACGGCCGAGGTGCCAAAGGTTTTAGCGGTGTCACGAGCGGCCATTTCTATAGCCTTGAGTCCTTCGCCTGTAACCCCCGTGATAGCTGATAGTTCGGATAAGTTCTTTTCAAGGGCTATGCCGGGGGCATATAGGTTAGCCGCTGCTGATGCTGCTCTGTCTGTCAAATTCAGAAAAGCCTCAAAGTTTATATTTGATAATTTAGTGCTTTCCTCTATCGTTTTAGATACTCCTTCTATAGCCTTAGTGGTATTTTCGGAAAAGGTGTTTAGGGTTTGATTGATTTGGGTAATCTCCGCCTGTAGTATATCCATGTTTTTGAACAAGGCCACAAATACGGCGGAAACCTGATTGTCTCCCGCTATATTGAAATTTATACCGAAATTAAATGTATTATTCATTTCTTTTTTGTAACTTTGCCTTGTTATAATTAAACTTATACTACTATGAAAACACTATTTTGGCTTGCTTATATTCTATCTTTTATAGTATTTGTCATAAGTTCCATACTGTGGAATCTTTATGAAGTAGGGGCTATTAGTATCTACATCAGCCTACATATATTTTTCTTTTGCTTGGTATATAGCAATATCTACCCTGAAAAGGTAAAACTACCCGCACATAAGCACCTTAAATAATTCAGCTTGATTTTGTATACGCCAGTGCTCCAGCCATAGGGCTTGGGCATAGAGTTTACACCACTGAGAAGCCTGTAGTGTATCTGGGTCTATCCCAAAGTTAGCTCGTATGAGTGCCTCCACTTTCCACTCTTCTTTGTCGCTTGGCTCGGTGCTATCTGCACCTGTCGATAACAACGAGCCTACAAGTTTTTTGCAGTTGCCTTTGTTTTTTGCACTCTTAGCATGAGGGCTTCTACGGCCTTAATCTTGAGCATATCACGCCCTGCAATAGCCTCATCAGCTTTCACTACATAGTTTAGGTAGGCTACTTGGGCAGCTTTCACCTCATCGGTTTTGGAAATCTTGGTCATCGCCTCTAGGTGCTTAAAGGTAGGCTCCTTGAAGATTACTTGGTGGGTCTGTCCGTCAGCTTCTACCTCCACGAGTACCAACTCGCCGTGTTCCTCTTTAAGGGTTTGTATTTCTGCCATACTAAGCCCACAAATGGTTTCTTCTTTAGGGCTATTGTCTTCTACAAATGTGTATGTTTCTTCCATGATTAAATAAGATTTAAGAGTTATAGAATTTAAGGAATTAAACAGATTTGTCTACCACGTGGCTTACAATGAGTTCTAATTCTATTTCCTTGTGCATATCGCCCTCTTTCCACTCAAAAGCGGTTTTTTGGAACTCACAATTTTTTAGAATATGGGTTACTAAAGGCTGGTTGTCGGGCTGATAGTTTATGGTAATAGAGAAAGGAGCAATACGATGTAATTGCCCTTTAGGAGCTTTGGCTTTCAGTGCCATTACAGTAGCCGAGAGCAAGGTAATAGAAGCGGTAGTTTTTACTCTACCATAACCACGGCTCACGGGGTGGCGCCCTGCTCCATATACATTCTCCTTCTCTTGGCTCTCCTCGTACTTGATAGCCACGATACCTGTTACAGGTACGCCACCTATGGTACAGATAATATCTGCCCAGCCGTATTCTCTTCCGTTGATAAGGGGTTCGTATTCTAACATAGTTTATAAGTTTTAGGGGTTAGACTGATAGGGCAAAGCCGATAGCTACTTCTATCTCTCGCATGGTGCCTACGGGTACAATCTTAAGTACTACCTCCAACTTGGAGGTTTGCAGAATGCGCTGACGTGGGTTGATATAGACTTTGTATCCACTGAGTTCTCCATTGCGCTTCATTGCATCCAAAGGCTCCTCACAAAGGGCATTGATAGCCGACACAGTAGCCGTTTGCAGGTTACCCGTATCAGGGTCTATATAGGCAGGCCCTGAGACCTTGGGCACCAACACGCGGTTCAGTTCACGAATCGCCTTGTCAATGGTGCGGTTGTTCTCTATGTAGGCAAAGTCACTGGTGGCAGCCGTAGCCGTGAAGCTATCATTGAAGTATGTACCCGCATTGCCTGCATATTGAGTAAGGAAGATATACCCTTTGCTATGCAAGGCTTCCACCTGTGCAGGGGTGAGAGCGCTGAGCTTGGTGCCATCGGCAAAGGCGGGCACGTCCAATTCAAGGGCACGCAGCACATCGCCTGTTAGGCCTTTGTTATAGGCAATACTCACTAAGTTCTGCTTCTCTACCCATGCAATACTCTCGTGTACTTGGGCTTTGGACAAGGCCCCAAGGGCAGCCCCAATGCAACTGACCGAAGGAGTAGTTTCGGTGATATAGGCACCTCGCCCTGCACCATCTTGACCAATTACCACGCTGACCAATTCTGCGTTTTTGGTATGCAAATCGGGCAAGTTGGCTACATCGTCTGTTTTGAGCTTAAAGCTATAAAGTATGCTCAATGGGGTGATACGTTTGGCCAAGTCTTTGGCTATGGTGTTCAGCTTTGAAAGCGCATTGTCCAAACCTGACAACTCGGTTTTGAAGTCGCACACGGCCACTTGGCGGAGCTTGCCCTGTGCAAAGGCTTGCAAAGTCTTTACCTCTGTATAGTTGCCGTCGGAGCTTGCTACAGACTGCACATAGAGATTTGCCCCCTCATTGATACGAAAAAACTCAGTTATATGATAGTGCAATACGGGGTTTGTATTTGGAAAAATCCCCTTACCATTGAGTTCCTCTACCGAAAGCAATAAGGTAGGGGCAACGGCCGTTTCTCCATAGACGATAAGTCCAGAGATATGATCTTCACCCGCGAGTTCACGCCCTAAGCCTCCGTTTTTTCTGATAAATTTTACTCCGTTCATGGTTATTTGTTTGCTTTAGCAGGGTTGTTTGTTTTATCCTCTGTGTCAGGTTCGTTTGTTTTGTCTCCCTCCTCAATAGTTTGTGGAGTCTCTCTATCTTCGGGACGCACAACCTTTTTTACCTCTTGGTCTTTGAGGGTAAGGGCGTGGTTTTGTGCGCCGTTCTCTGTGTAGAAGTATTTGCCGTCGGCCGTTTTGTAGGCTACATCAAGCCCTGGATTATCTTTAAATATATTGTCCATGATATTTGTTATTAGTCGTTAGTCACTCGTCACTAAATAAGTGCTGCGATGTACTTATTTTCCAAAGGTACCGCTATAAAATAGTGGCGATAGGCCAAAAGGTTCGCCTGATTGGTAGGATCCTGCTTTGCCTCAGAGTAGTACTGTTTGGTAAGCCCTGTTTTCTTTCTCACTGCTTGTACAACAAAAGCTACAGAAGCGGGTTTGTCACTGCTGGTAGGTACTTGGTCAAAGGCGATTTTCTGACCTGCACTGCTATAGTAGGGGTGCTGTTCGTAGGTTTTGATTTCAAAGCCTGCAATCACAGGAGATACCTGTCCCTGACGATAGTTGATAAGTTGATCCCCAAAACGTTCTCTATCCTTGAGTAGGGAATTGAAGTGGTCAAAGCACAGCACCAAACGGCGTCCTGCCAATGGCCAACCCGCCTTATCACATTTAGCCTTGAGGGCTACCAAGTCATTGTAGGTACATTCTGTTCCTGCAAGGGTTAGTACAGGAGTAGCCGCAGTGTTCTGTGTAGGGGCAAGTGCATGTATAGCCTTACCATACTTGCGTACACTGATTTCGTTGGTTTGTGCACGAGTTACGGCGTCTATCTTGTCATAGCTTGAACCAACAATTTGGTCATCGGTAACTTTGGTAGGCTTGGTTTGATACTTATCCAAGCGAACAGTAACCTCGTTTTCAGTGTAGCTTTGTACTAACAAAGGATAAGTACTGTTGTTGATAAGTACATCGGGTTTGAACTCGGTAGTGGGGATATGGATTACATTGTTTTCGCCCATTTCCATTACATCTCCGTCCAATTCTTGTACGCCATCCAAAAAGTCGGCTGTACCCCCTTGGGAGAGTGTTTGGTGTACTCGTCGCTCCCATATTTCTGGAAAATTCATTGCCATTGTAATACTGTTTTATTCGTTTTTAAATAGGGTTTAAATTATAGTTTTTCGCTCTTCACTTTTGCTCTTTATTAAATAGAGGCGATGAGCTTTTGGTAGGCTTCGGGGTTCCCATTCTTGAAGGCTACTTTTTCCTCTAAGGAGAGCTTTTGGAAGTCCTCCATAGTAGCTACTCCTGTTGTACCTGTAGGGGTAGTAACTCCTGCGGAGAAAGACTTCTTAGCAGGGATCCCCTCCAGTGTGGCTTTAGCTAATTCAAAGTTCTGTGCCGCCAAGTCAGCAAAAGTCTGACGCTTGTCTGCTGTAATTTTACCACTCTTGATAGCATCGTCAAGCATTTGTGCCGTGAGGGCTTCTCTTTGGGATTTTTCTTTGGCTACATAGGCGCTAAGTTGTTCTTCTG